CAGCCGAAACATTTGGTAACTGTGTTGTGGCTCATGCTCACAGAGCAGGTCAAGCGACTGGTCGCTCTCAATCAAATCCGATTGGCTTTTGTGTTGGAACGCTTGCAGACATTCCAGCGATGGATTACGCGAGCAAACGACGATCAACCCTAGCATGGTCCCACGGGATTGTGTTTGGGGAATACACTGATAACAGCGCACAACTCTATATACACCAATGGCCTCAGAACGAACAGAATTGGACTCTGCCGAGCTTTTAAAGAAGCTTAGGCTCGCAATAGCAAATCAACCAGAAGACGTTCCAGACGGCTGGAAGACCACCTTGCAGTGGTCGCAAATCTGGAACATCTCACCAAACGCTGCTGGAATCATTCTGTCCCAATCAGTCCGCATCGGAAAGATGGAAAGCAGGAAGTTTCGAGTCATTACAGGAAACCGTGGAGCCTATCCAACGATTCACTACCGACAAACCCAATGATCTACAGATCAAAAATCAACCCAGACCTCGTTGTAACGTGGATCTCAGAAGCTCAACTGCGGATTGCGGAGACCAAGCGGCTCTGCGTGATCTACAAGCGGGATGAGTATTACTACGTCAGACCGAAGGTTGAATTTTTTGAGAAGTTCAAGCTGGACGAACCGCAGATTTCGGATTAAGACACACAAGTCAGCGCGAGCCGTAGGAAGCGAGTGCCGACAATCTAACTGAAGCCATGTTCAACCAATTTATCCCCACCCTTTCCGTGTACGTCCCGTCGCTTCAGCGGGAGTTCCTACCACGGTCTGGGTGGGGTTTCTGTTTGTTACATGAAAGCAGTAATCCAAAGCCAAGATACAACTGAAGTCTACGCATCCGATGCTGGATATGTTTGCATAACGCAAAGATGTCCTCATGGAGATGATCCAATAGTGATGTTTTCGCATCAAAACATTGATGCGTTGTGTAGATTGTTAAAAGAGGCAAAGCGGAAAGCTATTGATAACGAAAAGTCCTTCGCTCAACCGGAGGGCAATCAATGAGCGAAGAACAGAAGCGCAAAGCTCCTGCTTTTCAATTCTATGCTGATGATTTCCTAGCCGGAACGTCAGACATGAGCGCGGAGGAAGTAGGCGGATACATCCGATTGCTTTGCCATCAATGGACCAAAGGTGGTATCCCAAATGATCCAGACCGCGCTGGACGCATGGCAACCCTATTGGGGTCGCCATCGCTTGGCTATGTTCTCGCTAAGTTCTCGCTATGCAATGACGGGATGCTTCGGAACGAAAGGCTGGAGCAGGTAAGGGCTGAACAGGAGGCTTACAAGCTCCGGCAATCTTCATCTGGTCGCAATGGGGCTGAAAAAAGGTGGTCTAAATGCCAAAATGATGGCAACCCCAATGGCAACCCTAATGGGGTCGCTATAGCAACCCCAATGGCAACCCCAATGGCGAAACGATGGCCGCAAGATAGCTCTCCTTCTCCTTCTCCATCTCCTAATAATAAAGAAGAGAGCATTGCTCCAAAGTCGCAACGCTCGCGCTTTGTAGCTCCTTCAGTTCAAGAGGTTGAAACTGCGTGCATTGAAATCGGACTTCCAACCTCAGAAGCTGGAAAATTCATTGATTACTACGAATCCAAAGGTTGGAAGGTCAACAAATCTCCAATGAAATCTTGGATTGCATCATTGAGGAACTGGAAGCGAAACCGAGACGAACGCCAGCAATCACTTCCGATTCAACCCGCTCAAAAGAAAGAAGTTGATTGGAGGGATTCGATATGAATGACCCGTACTTTGCTCAAGACGACGAATTTGGTCTGATTGGAGCTTGTCTCACGGGATCAATCGACACTTGTTCCGATGCGTTCGCTGAGGTCAAAAGCGAGTGGATTGAAACCGATTCACTTCGCGATACCTACGAGACGATCAAATCTCTGGTTCAAGCCAACCGGACTCCAACGCTCCAAGAACTCGGGAAGGAATGGCGAAAGATGCATGGCAATCAGCCAATCCCATTTGAGGATTGGAATAAAGCGATGGAAGTCTGTCCATCACCAGCCAATCTGCCGTACTACACCAAAGGCATAATCGAAGCTGCTCACCGGAGACAACTGAGAGCCGCAGGAGATCGACTTATACGCGAGTCCGCTGTCCTGACCCTCCAGCCAGATCAAATCGTCTCTAATGCCGAGTCTGGCCTCAGCATTGAGGTCTCTAGAGAGACGCTATCAACCTCAAAGCAGGTTGCAGGATCGTTTATTGACCAAATGCAGGAACGTTTCTCTCGCAAAGGTACATTGAGCGGGGTAACGACCGGCTTCCATTGGTTGGATCAAATGACCGATGGCTTGCAGCACCGTGAGATGGCTCTAATTGCGGCTCGTCCATCTATAGGCAAAACCGCCATTGCGATCTCCATCGCTGAAGCCGCAGCGGTGAGAGCTAAAATCCCAACGCTTTTCATCTCTCTAGAGATGTCTAAGGAAGCAATCTTCAGACGCTCAGTTGCATCTATTGGAAGTGTACCAATGCAATCGCTTAAGAGCGGCAATCTAAGCGAAGGGGATATGCGCTCAATGAGTCTGGCTGCTGGTAAGATTGCCTCTAGTCCGCTCTGGTTCTTGGATGGCTCAAGTTCTCAGAGCGTTGCCTCAATAACCGCAAACGTCCGTCGAGCGGTCAGAAAGCACGGTGTTCGTCTGGTGATTGTCGATTACATCCAGAAGGTCAAAGCAGCAGACAAAGCAGAAAAGCGCACCTATGAGGTCGCGGAGGTCAGCGGTAAGCTCAAAGACATTGCAGTCCAAACCGGAGTGGCAATGCTCTGTCTGGCTCAATTGAACCGTGAGAATGAAAAAGAGAAGGGTCGTCCACCGCGCCTGAGCGACCTAGCGGACAGCGGACAGCTAGAGCGTGATGCTGACTGCGTAATGCTCTTAGACCGAGACCGGAGAGAAGCCAAAGGCCAAGCCTCAATCATCATCGCCAAACAACGAGACGGTGAATGTGGAGTCGTGAAGCTCTGGTATGATGGACAGTTCTGTCGCTTCTCAGACTCCGGTGTAGATACTTAATCCCAACGATAGGTTGACTGCCATAAACTATTCCTGTAAACTGACCAACGAAAGCAAGAAACACCCACAAACACCATGCAAACCGGCAAGATTGACGTTACAAAGATCGACAAAGCATTCCTATTCAAAGGCAAAGCTGGAACGTATTTGGATATCGCACTCATCCCAAACAAGTCTGGCCGAGACCAATACGGTAACGATGGAATGATTGTGCAGTCTATTAGCAAAGCCGCACGACAAGAAGGTAAGAAGGGTCCGATCTTGGGTAACTATGTTGACTTAGATAAGCGTGAGGCTTCGCCAGTTAAGAAGGTAACCGCTAACGATCCGCTTGGACCTGAAGATGACATTCCCTTTTAATACCATTAACACCCATGACTAACACAGAAAGCTTCTGGGAAGATCCAGATACAGACACTCCACGTTGTGACTTAGAGCAGAAGCGAATTGAAGGACAGTTCCCACCGCATCTGACTACATTAGCAATGGCATTCGCTCGACGCTTAGAGCGTGAGCTTAACGAACAACGACGACGCATCTATGATCTAGAGGAAGAGCTAGAGCGTTTGACTCTAGAGTAATATGCATCACAAGCGTTATCTACACAAGAAGATGGATGTTGATGGTATCAAGAAGGAGGACACGTTAGACATACAAGCTCGCATCACTCTTCTTAATCTAGCTCCATCCATTGTAACCAATGCGATCAAAGCTGGCTGGATCTCATATCCTGCCAACGCATACGTTGATCCTGAAGAACAAGACCTGACCGAGTGGCTCAAAAAGTACGACTGCGAAAAGGCGTACAACCTAAGACAGAAGGGGATGACTTACCGTGAGATCGGCAAGCTGTTGTGCGTGGGTATTGGTAGGGTTACTGAGATACTAAGACGCGGTGAAGAAATAGCAGTGCAACGCAAGCTTGATGAGATAGGTGTTAAGCCTATTGATCTGCCAAAGAAATCCACAGTGGAAAAACATACGACAGTAACTAAGCAACGTAAGAACACTAAGCGATAACGTATGACACAGCGTATAGCACTACCTAATATTGCGTCTATCAGATGCGATGTAACGACCTGTATCACTAACCTAGGAGGCTCCCGCTATCTATAGATACGCTGGTGATCGCGCGGG